GTATTTTCGTAATACTGATATTCTGTTATATATGCCATAATCTATCCTTCTTGTTGATTTGCTTCGTTTTCTTCCATTTTTCCAAATTCTACTAATGCACTTTCTCTTATTGACATCCCTGCATATTGTAATATTTTATTTACAATATTAGGCTCATCTGATAACGGTAATTCAAAGTCTTGGTAGTCGACTGATGTTTCGTCAAAACTAGGATCTCCCCCTGATATAATATTAAAATATGTCCAATTAGGGTCTTTGGGATATCTAATATACTGAGATACAATAGTCCCTGGTGTAGTAATAATTTCAGGGTAAACTGTAATAGTGTTTCCTAAGTTAGCATTATTTGCGCCACCTAAAACATAAGCTGGAAAAGAAAGCCCAGGCTTAGTTAATGTTGAGGAATTTAAATAAAATATTTTATTTTGAGAAACCCTTTCAACTTCTGTAATTCCTTTTGTAGTTACAATACTGTAACTAGTATTTAAAAACGTACCATTAAAAAAATCATTAGTTGATATTGTTAACTGAGTTTCGCTGTTCACACTCACTACAATAGCAGTACCTCCAGAGTAAGTACTCCCCCCTGTAGTGTTTGTTATTAATTGTCCTGGTAACACGCTTCCAGTTGTAATAAAAGTTGCAGCAGAATCTACTAATGTATTCCCTGTTGAACCTGTAGTTAAAGTTCCTGTTGCAGTAACGTTTGGATAGTAGTTAATTTTATCAACTAAATAATAATCATCAGGTAAATCAAATAAATTTATGCCTGTGTTTATTAATCCTTTGGTAGATGAAAAACTATCTATTACTTCTACTATTCCCTTTACTAAATCAGCATAACCTGAGCCTGAAACTCTAGCATTTTGCTTTACAATTTGACTATTATATTGGTAAAAGTAATCTTCAAAAATATCTAATTGCGCTTGCTTTGCATATAAATTAAAATCATTAGGTGTAATATACCCATAGTTATTTTTATTTGCAATAGAAAGGACAGTTGCTCTTACTGTATTTATTAAACTCATATCTACTTAATCTTTTCACAAAGATACAAAAAAAGGGGCTTCAATTTTTTGAAACCCCCTTTCAGGTATAAGCTAATTTTTTTTATTGGTTATAGCTTGTCTTCCAATATTCTTAAAACTTCTATTCCTTCATCACTTTGAAGAAATGACGCTAAAATAAACAAAGGATCTTCACCATAAGGAACTGTAAGTAGTTTCTTTTTATTTCCTTTTAAGTTATAATAAACATCTTTGTTGTTTTTTAATTGTAATAAACCTTCGCTAAAAAATTTAGCACATTTATTTTGAAGAGCTAATAAAGGGTCATTAATAGATTCTAAAAATTCTTCAGGATATCTACCTGCAAATAATCTTACATCACGTTTTAATTCTGCAGATGTCATTTTCTCTACATTTAAACCTATTACAACTCTAGCTATTGTTTCTAACATTTCAATGCCCATATCTTTTGCTGCTATCATTGCCTCTAAAGTCAAGTCCATAGTATCAACATCTATAGATGCATCTTTTTCTTTGTCTATTTCAACAAATACATTTCCATTGCCTGGATGAAAAGCTAAAAATTTTTGTAATATTTGATTTTCTTTGTGTACTATTAAAAATCCATCTTCAAAAACAATTGGTTCTAAAATTACATTTCCATCTTGCTCATCTTCAAAAATACTTTTTTGATTTCTAGCATAACGCATAGGCTTGTTTTCGCCTGTGTCTTGGTCAAAATATAATAATGAACTTCTTTTTGAGTTTCTTGATGGAATTGTGTAGCTCAATGGAGCTTTTCCTCTGGTAAGTTTGTAGCTTTTAGTTACAAAAGCTTCTTTGGTTTTTTTCATTTGATTTAAATTTAATTTTAATAAAAGTAATAATTACCCTTGTCATTTCAACAAGGGTAACTACTACATGATTATAGTCTATATCTTATTGAAAGATAAAGAAGTTGTTAGCACCTAAAGTACATAAAGCTCTTTCAGATAAGAAGTTAACTTCCATAGCATCTAAGCTAGAAGTAGCTGCTCCACCTGCTGAACCTGTAATCCAAGTCTTGTAACGTCTGTCTTCAGTTTCTGAAGCTCTGTAACGAACGTGCAAGAATGGTCGTTTAGCATTTTTACCTAACACTTGGTCATATACTGTTGTAGAACCTGCAGGTACTAATATACCATTTACAGATCCACCAACGATGTCACCACGCATGGTTGGGTCGTTTAAGTATTTCCAATCTGTCTTGTAAAAGTCATAACCTCTACGGAATCCTGAGAATCCTAAGTTAAGAGCCATTTCTTCATCATTGTCAAATAAACCAAATGAAGCTCCAATCCCAGGGCCTGTTGAAGCATAACCTCCACCAATAGCACCTAACATATCGTCAACGTCAAATCCAAACTGTCTGTTTAAGAAAATAACATTTTCTTCAATAGAACCTTGTTTGTCAAGTCTTTGAATGATAGCATCAAATTCTGCAAGAGTTGTTGGGTTACCACCGCTAAACACATTTCCTCTTTGTTCAACTACATAGAAAAGTCCTTCTGAACCTTTGTTACCTACACCACTTGCGATACCTTCAACAATTGCTGCTGCACCTGAAGCTGCTTCAGCTGGTACTGCTTCAACCATAGCTGTTTCTAAGTAATCTTCAAAACGAAGTCTAGTTTCATGCTCTGATTTTAAGTACCACAAGAATCCTGTTGCACCGTTTTCAGTTGTTACTTCAATCCATCCAATTTGAGCCATGTCAGAACCTGATACTGCGTAACGGTCTTTAATGATAATTGGTGAATTTTGGAAGATGTCATCATCAGCTTCTAATTGTCCTTGCATTCCAATAGCTCCTTTTTGAAATTCAGAACCATAAATAAACAAAGAACAAACATCTGCTGGGCCACCACCAAGCATTGCTTGACCTGCTGCTTCGTAATAAGCTACATCTATTGTTCCTGCTACTCCGTTAACTGCTGTTACAATAGCTTTGTTACTAAGTACTGAAGCTGCTGTATTGTCAGATAACATAATTGTTTGACCTACACGAATAGCAATAGTTCCTGATCCAGGTACTAATGCATCATTAATTGTCAAAGTAGCGTTTAATGACCCTGCGGCTGCTCCTGAAGTTACATTTACATACTTCGTGTGTAGTCTTCCTTGCTCTGCCCATTTAATAAGGTCAGAATTAGAAGGCATTTCAGCGCCTACCATTCTTAAGAATGATGCTACTGTTCTGTTTCCATAACGTTCGAATTCTTTTTCATAAGTATCTGGAAGATACTGATTTAAGAAATCAAAGTTAGTAATATAATTTGTCTGTAATAAGACTTGTTCTGAACTTGGTTGTAAGTCAAAACCTGGTACTGCTTCTACTGGCATAATTTTGTTTTTTAAATTTTTAAACTTTTATTTTTTACTTCTAATTCTTAGGCCTTTTCCGCTTGTATCTGAAATCTGTCTAGCCTTAAAACCTGTGTCTCCTATTGATTGAGGAGTTGGTCTAATTGACATGTTAACGTTTTTACTTTTTTTAGTAACGTCACCTATCGCATCAGATTTACCTTGGTCATAAAAGTAGTTAGCAAATCTTTCAGGATCCATAGCAGCACTTAAAGCTCTATGCCATCCTTTAGCATCTTTTAATAAACCATCTTCACCAACAAATTTGCTGACTAGATTGTTTAAATCCATTTGCTTTGATTTCATTTCAGAAACATCACCATAAGAATAATTTACATTTTTATCTCCTACATTGAACTCAAAACCTTTGAACTCGGAATTAAAAACATCATTTGTTTTTTTTAAAAAAAACTCGTTTTTTCTTTTAGCAATTTCTTCTTCTGACTTAGAATTTTCTATATAACTCTTGTAAGCTTGTAACTCCTCAACTTGTTGTTCAGAAAAAGAACCCCCACTTGACTCAAGAGGAACTCTATATTTTTCTTTTAACTCATTAAGATATGTCTTAGCTTTTGAAAGTTCTCTTTTTTTAGCAATGTTTTTTTTCTTTATTTCTTTTTCATCATCAAGATCTTCATCATACGAAAACTTTTCATCCATTAAATAATGAATGTCTTCACTATCTAAGTCACTTTCCGTTAAAGAATAATACTCTGCTAATACTTGATCGTCATTTAAATCTCCGTAGTTTTTATTTACTTTTACGAAATCTTCAAACCCACGACCTGTGTTCTTTTTGTAATCTAAATATTTAGATACATCTTCAGGTAAATCTACTGCCTGTTCTCTTTCAACAAACAAATCATCTACAGATGATATATCTTTATTATATCTATTTTTAATATATGAAAGAACGTCTTCGTCTTTTATAGTTGGACTTTCAACTGTCGAATCTTGTTCGACTACTTGTTCTACAGGCTCTTTTTCAACAGCATCGGTAGATATTTCATTTTCATGATTTTTTAATAACTTTTCTTCTACTTCTTGCGCAGATTTTTCTGGCATAGAGTCTAATGATTTTACTTTGATTTCCATTTTATTTGATTTTTGTAAAGTTACAATTAATTTAATTTAATATTTATAGGCCTTAAATTCTATCTAGGTTCAAATTCAGCAAGATCAAATCCATCTAAACTATCTTCATTTGATTCAAAACTAACTGAGGGTAAGTTGTTTTTTCTTTGCTCTATTAATTTAGATTGTTCTGTATTAGCTTGTGAAATTCTTGAGGACTTTGCATTTTCTCTTTCTGACTCTCTTTGCTCTATACCTTTTTGTTGCATTTGAGCTACTTCAACATCTACTCCTTTTAACTTCATTTGCAATGAAAATTCTAGATTCATTAATTCAGCTTTTATAGAAGCTTCACCCTGCATTTTTTGAATACCAAATTTCATCTTAGCTTCTTCTAACATAATTAAAGCTTGCTGTTCCATTTGGAATTGTTGTTGAGCAGCTTGAGCAGCCATTTGTTGAGACTGTTGTTGTATTTGCCCTTGTTGTTGAGCAGCTGCAGCTTTTTGTTCTTGTATAGTATCTTCTTTAGCTTTTCTTTTTAATTTTAAAACTTGATTAGCTAATTTTAAATTTTGTATTTCTCTTATATCAATAGCATCTTCTAAGTTTATAGAATCTCTTTGCAAGGCCATTTGAATGTTAGCTTCTAACATTTTTCTTTCCTCTTCATCTGGTTCAATTTCTATAAATATTCCAAAATCACTTAAATACAATTTACTTATTTCATCTAATATACCAACATTGAACTTTCCAATTTGATTAATAAATTCTTCTCTATTTTCAGAATATTCTAAAACATCAGCAATTCTACTAGATAAAGCAGTACATAATCGTTGAGTTATTTGAAGCCCTGAATCTAATATATGTCTTGTTGCTGTGTTGCTACTTAATGCAGCTAACTTTTGTAATCCAACTAAAGAATAAGAATCAGGAGTAGCTCCATCTCTAGCTTCATTTAAACCTGTTACATCCCTTATCATTTGCATGTAGTGATTGTAAGTTCCAACTAAGCTTTGAATTTTTCCTTGACCTGAACTACTATTTAATTGTTGAATAGGAACTTTTGCTTGATTATAATCTCCGTCTTGAGTATAACTTCTACCAATAACACTACCTGTTTGAAAAAACATTCTAAGTGCATCTTCTGGATTGTATGCTTGTCCAGTTCCTAAATCTACTTCATTAAGTCCATCTGCATCTATAAAAACTCCATCTGGTACAACTCTAGAAATTACTTGTTGTAACTTTAAATGAGTAATCTGAATTAAATCAGCAAACGTAATCATCCTTCTTGTTAATGATTCAAACACGCCTTTATACATTCGTGGCGCACAAGCTACATATTCAGGATAAACTTCTTGTGATGCTGATTG